AACGAGAAGTATCTGCTACAGCAAACGGCGTACCTTACAAGTTAAAGTACAAGCCATCTGTAGATGTTAAGGGTAACTACGGTGTAACCGTAGAGTACGGATTAATGGCAGGTCTAGATCCAAACCGCGCATTGGTTTGGGGTCTACAAGCACGCGGAGATAAGTTAATCTCACGCGGAATGCTACGTCGCAATCTTCCTATCTCCATTAATGCTGGAGAAGAAGAACGCGCTATCGATATCGAAGAGCTTCGCGATTCAATGAAGTCATCTATCTCTGGTCTTGCTCAGGCAATCCCACAGATGGTGATGCAGGGTCAAGATCCTATGAAGATCGTTAGCGCAATGGCTAGCGTAATCGGCTCACGTAAATCAGGTATACCACTTGAAGACGCAGTCGCTAAGGCTTTTAAGCCAGAAGCACCAACGCCTGAGCCAACAGCTCCAGGCATGCCAGCAGAAGCCCCACAAGAGGCTATGCCAGCAGAACAAGGCATGGGTGGACCTATGCCAGAGATGCCACAAGGTCGACCAGCTATGCAGGAACTGCTAGCAGGTCTAACAGGTGGCGGAAATCCAAATCTATCGGCGAGAGTAACTCGCTCAATTCCAGCATAACAAGGAGAAACAAATGATCGGAAAGCAAGGCGGACACGTAAAGGCTCCAACATCAACTGCAATCATGGGCAAGAAGCCATCAGGCGCTGTCAAGGGTGGCGGAATGGTAAAGCAGGGTGTCACACCAAAGCCTATCCCAGGCAACAAGAACAAGCTTAAGTAATTTTAATTAGGTAAAGGACAACTATGGCTGACGCTAGATGGTATTACGATACTAAAACAAAAACTTGGAAACCGATGAGTTCACTTCCTAAAGGTGCTTTATATTCTTTTCCAAAAGAATATATTAGAGATACTCCTCCCAAGAAACCTCAGCCTGTGCCAACGCCTACCTTTGCTACGGTAAAGCCAACACCAAAGCCAAAGCCACCAGTAACTAAGAAGCCAACACCCAAGGTAACAAAAACACCAGAGGTAATGCTTCCACCAGTGGATACTTCAACAGCAACTGTTAAGTTGCCTAAGCCAAAGGTTAAAAAGCCAAAGGCTACGCCTAAGCCCACACCTAAACCAACACCAAAACCAACACCTAAAGTAACAGTAACCCCTAAGCCAACACCTAAGCCAACACCTAAGAAAACACCTAAGAAAACAATCGGCTCCCAATTTGGCTACATAGGAAGAGGATAAACATGGCAGCAAAACCAACAAAGCCAAGAAAGTTTAAGCAGGCACGTAAGGACGCTAAGCCTGCTGCCAAGAAAGCCTTCTCTGGTAAGACACAAGCTCGACTAAAAGATCCAATGTCAAAGTTGGAACTAGTCGATAAGGAAGCATTAAAGGAAGTCGGTAAGGAAGCCAAGGGCAACTACATTACTGACGACCGTGGTAACAAGATTCAGACAAAGCCAACAGAGACAGCTAAAGAACGTATTGCTCGTGAAAAGAAAGCAGCAATGGAAAAGTTCCGCGCTCAAACTGCAGCTGAAGATGGTACATCAGAAAAGCCTGCAAAGAAAAAGTCTATTGTTAAGAAGTCAACTGATGCAAAGCCTTCAGTCAAGAAGCCGTCAACAACATCATCAGCTTCTGCACCCAAGTCTCTTCAGACTCCAGAAGGTAAGGCTCGTTACGAGAAGCTTATCAAGGAAGGCATCAAGCCAAAGTCTGCACTTAACAAGGCTCTATTCTATGAAGCAAAGCTTCCTAGCCAAAGAGGTACAACACCAACAACAGCATCTGAATCAAAGCCAAAGGTCAAGAAGACTAGCGCTGTTAAAGGTCCTAAGAGTTTTAAAGCAATCACAGATGCTTCTCTTACTGCTAATGAAGATAACTATCTTAAGAAGACTCAAGAAAAGCTTATTAAGCAAGGCAAGCTATCTGGATCTAAGGAACTTGCTATTCGTCCAAAGGGCGATGTAGCAGTACGTACTCCAAAGACAGTAGCTACAACCACAAGCAGAGTAACACCAATTCCTGGCAGCGATACTGTTGTCAAGAAGAAGGGTGGCACGCTTAAGAAGATTGGTAAGGGTGGATTACTTCTTGGACTAGCTTCAGAAGTTTTGCAACTTCCTCAATCAATAAAAGACCAAACACGCAAGGATGAACTTGAAGATCTAATTGCAGGTTACAAAGGCAAAAAGAAAGACTCTGCATTAAAGAATGCAGGACAGTCTGTTGGTAACAGTCTTGAACAAATTGCCAACTCAGTATCGTTTGGTTTTGTCGGAAAGCGTCGCAGCGATAAGATTCCAGGTCTTGAAGCACAACTGGCAAAAGCAGAAAAAGCTGCCAACAAAAATCTTCGCTACGGTCCAGATGGTTCAAGCCTAGTTCCAGGAACTGATGCATACAAGAAGGGTTCACCAACTCGCCCTAGCAAAGAAACAATTGAAAAGTATTACAAGGACAAGAAGGCTGGCGGAGGCGCAAGCGGTGGAGCATCAGGTGGTGCTTCAGGCGGAGCATCTGGAGGTTCTTCAGGTTCAAGTGGCAAGGGTGGAACAACACCAAAGGTCACTCCAGGAAGCACCTACACAGTAAAGCCTGGCGATACGCTTTCAGCAATCGCTAAAGCCTCTGGTGTAAAACTTACTGACATCTATGCAGCAAACAAGAAGTTTAAGCAGAACCCTAAGTACAAGGGTGGCAACATGATCTGGTCAGGTACAACTGTAAAGATCCCAAAGAAATAAGGTAACTAATGTCAATGATGCAGCCTAACCCAGGTGTGGTATCTGGTCCGAGTTCATTCTCGCAACGAACAGATATACCAGCACAGGGTAAAAGGAATTTGCCTAACGCAGCCTATGGCGAGCAGAAGCAATTTCAAGCAGACCAAGGTGGAGCACCAATGGCAGGTAGTGCGGATATTAGTGAAGGTGTGGTTCCGCTTGGTGCGGAAACACGCCGTCCTAATGAGTATGTAACCGAAGGTGTTGATGCTGGACCTGGAGCAGGTCGTTCAATACTTGGATTGCCAAATGCTGTAGATAACCAACTTCAGGATTTAAACATGCTTGCTAAGTACATGCCACTTATGGCTGCTTACGCAGACTCACCGCAATCAACAGGAACAATGAAAGCATTTGTTAGATATTTACGGAGCCAGACGGAGAACCAATAATGAAAGTTTTCAAGAAGTTCGAAGAGAATCTTGAATACCTTGGCTTTGATATGGCTCCAGTTGCTTGGGATATAGCTCGTATGGAATTTGTTTCCGATGATGATCGATTTGAATTATTAGAAGACTTGACGTCTCGGAAGGAGCAGTTACCAATTGAGTAACACATCCGTATGGGGCGATGCTTTTGATAACATTGAACAACCAGTGCAGCCTGCACCTGTTGAAGGTTTTATAAAAGAACAAAAGAAAAACGTAGAAGATACCAAGGTTGGTAAAGTAGAAAACAAAGTTGGCGAAGTTCTTACTTCGGCAATTGATAAGGGCAAGAAGGGTAACCTCTTTGTCCGTACTGCAACTAACGTAGCGCTTTCTGCTATGGAGATTGCTAATAAGGTGATAACACCAATCACACAGCAAGTTTCTTCTTTTGCTCTTCTCCCTTCTGCGATTGCAAAAGGTAAAGGTTTATATAGTTACAGCTATGCAAAACAACGCTCCAAAGATATTTCTATGGGTCAAGCATTTGCAACTATGGCAGGTAGCACAGTTGGCAGCGTACTGCCAGATGCAATTACACCAACGTTTATGGACGCTGACTTTGACGTTTTTAATGACAAGCAACGTAACAAGGCATTCAAAGATGAATGGGTTGGAATTATTGCTTCAGGATCAACTGACTTAGCTCTTGCAGCAATTGGAACTAAAGGTGCTGGAACCGCAGTTCGTGTTGCAACTAAGAAAGTTGTTGGACCTGGCGTTATCCGTACAGCAGCAGATGACGCAGCATTTAAAAATAATCTTAAGGCAGCACAGGAATGGGGCAACCGAGCCGATGGCTCAGCAGCACCTTCTGGCTTAGCCGTTCTTGTCAAAGACGCAGTTGATGAAACTAATCTCACTCGTCTTTCTGCTAACCCTTTGATTGCAGAGACTGCTAACCCAGTTCGCACATCACAGATCGTATCTCGACTAAAGACATACGACGATGTTGCAGATTACCTTCTTGCCGAGCGTGGAGATGCATCAGCATTTTCACGCTTTATGCAACGTCGCCCGATTGATGCTGACCACATTGATAACTTTGGTATGAAGTATGAACCGCTAGATGACTGGGGCAAGATTGCCGAAGAGAATTTAACACCTAATCTTACTAACCGTTACAAGCGCATCATTGATGCGAAGAAGGCGGAAGATAAAACTTTTGCCCGCGCACTTGAGGACTTTGCTTCCAAGACAGCAGCGGGAGCACGTGAAGACTATGTACCAGGAAGGTTTGCAGCGTACGAGACAGTTGCTCTTGCAAAGAACAAACTTGTAACTGCTGCAAAGTTTGGTGACGCTAAGCTTTTTGGTAAAGCAGGAGACGGCAGCTGGAAGACTCAGGTCTACCAGTCAGGACCGTACGACCGAGTCATTCGTTTTATTGCGTACCAAGGTTCAGGTCGACCACAAGGTCACATTAACATTTCTAACCCACGTCGCTTTGAAGCAGCAAACGATTTACTATCAGACCTTAACCGTCTTTCATTCCTTCGTGGAACAGAAGGTTCACAGTTTAAGCGTGACTTGGTTGAGCGCTACCTTCAAGCCGATACAGATACAGCCCGCGCTGTTGCGCTAGCTAACATCGAAGAAAAAGTATTTATTGAACTAGGTCGCCGTTACGGTATTGACGAACTAATTGATATTGCTAACCCAAACACTGCACTTGAGAACAAAGCTATTATTGAGCAGATTACCAAGTGGGTATCTGGCAAGAACAATACGCGTCAGACTCTTAAGAAGTACGTCGTTGACAATGGAATGATTCCTGGTGATGATGGTGCTATTAACTTAGTTAATAACTTTATTGATCTTTCTAACGAAGCACAGACTATTCCAATGCTTGACTTCCGTCGCTTGGAAAACGAGATCATCCTTCACATGAAGAAGGAAGGTCCAGACTATGTAACACGTGGTCAGGTTCGTGGAGCGTACGCATCACAAACAGCGATGAGTTTAGCTTCTTTCTTCGATGTAGCCAACATGGTCTTTAGCAACTTGAACTTGCTTCGCATTGCTTACATTCCTAAGAACTCTATCGTAGACCCAATGATGCGTGCGTCAATGGCTACTGAAAGCCTTGAGTTATTTGGTAATGCTAGCCAAGGTGTACGTAACGCAATCTATAACAACAGCGTGCGTGCAGAGAATCTTGCTCGCTTTATTCCTGGTATGCCAGGAGATAAAGTTCGCCGTCAAGAGAACGCTGTCATTGAGCAGATCAGTAAGATCTCTCGTGATAAGAAATTCCCAATGCATATTGCTCAATGGGAAAAAGATAAGATTGCTGTAGTCAAAGCTGAGAAGGCTTGGAACGCAGCTCGCAAAGCGCAGGAACGTGCAGCAGCTAACGCTAAGAGCGCAAGCGCTACTAACAAGGCTTTGGCAACTGATGCCCTTCATGCTGCAGATGATGCGCTGTTTAAAGCGCAGACTGCATTTGGTGAAGCAACAGATGCTGTCGAATCAAGCGCACGTATCGTTCAGGGTATCGCCTCTATCATTGATAAGCAGAAGGCAAAGATTGCTCCAGCAGTTCTCGCTCGTGGCGATAAGTCACAGATAAAGCGTCTTGGTCAAGTCACTGAAGAGTGGACAATTGACGGCAAGACTTACACAATCAAGGGTCTTATGGACCCTAACCAACGTGGTGCTAGTGCATATATGTCAGAAGTTGACACAGTTGAAAACTTTTATTCTGCTGGTACACGTTCAGAGATTAACGCTCGCATCAAAGCCGAGAGCCGTCGCTTCGTTACGATCGACCGTACTGACACAGAGGCTTACTTCAATGCCTTAACACACATTGCTAATCGTCAGATTCGCAACAGCCTTGAGATGCCGCTAGGAATGATCTTCCGTGGTGCAAACGATACTGAAATCCTTAACTGGATTTACAAGTCTGGTGATGCAGGACGTGAATGGCGTCGCCGTATGAGCGATCGTGGTGTAGTTACACAAGAAGACATGCTTGACTGGATCTCTGATACCAGTTCAAAGGTACGTGCTATGTACCCAACACAGGAAGTGCGTGATTTAATCATGCGTCGTCCTGTATCTATCGACGAAATGCGTGTTCTTCTTGAGAAGAACCCAGATTTGCCACAGCGAATCCAGGGTCCTAACATCGATCTTAACGATTTGAACAAGTATGACCGTTTTGCTGCCAGAATTGGTGGAGTAACGGACTCTGCTTGGAAGTTTTTGGCTGATGCTGAAACAAAAATGGTACGTGCTCCCCTATTCAAGAAGCATTGGGAAGAAGAACTACGTGCTCTTATTACAAACTCACGTAGAACTGGTGGAGATCCATCAGATTACTTTGTTAATAACCAGCTTAATGAAATCGCACGTCGTCGTGCGCTTGCTCGTGTAGAACAGACACTGTATTCATCACGTCGTTTGACAAATGGTATGTACCAAGCACGTTATGCCATGTCATTCCCGCTAGCATTCTTTAATAGCCAGACAGTTGCCTTGCGATTGATGGCTAAGAACCCAATGAACGCTTATTGGTATGCACAAGTACAGCAAGCATTCGATTCATTTGAGGCTTATGAAGACGAAGAGGGTAATACCTACAAGTCAATCATGGATGTACCAGCAGGAACACAGGTAACTGTTAAGTTCCCGCTATATAACAAACTACCAAAGGGAGCCAAGGGTGCTCTTGCACCATTCATGGACGAACGTGGTGGTGGAATTAAGGTTAACCCTAAGCAACTTGAGTTTATGCTATCTGATCCAAGCATCTCTTGGATTGGTGGAGCAACACTCTCCAGCCTTATTAATAACTCTTTTGGTATCAATACACCGTGGAAGATTTACGGAGAAGAACTTGAAAAGGGTCTTCGCTCAGCATTCGGTGACGAATTCTACGAGACAAGTCTTCTATATGGCGGATACCCACAAGAAGGTGGCAACCTTCTTAGTGCTGTAGCAGGTGCAACACTTCCTTCTTACCAACAGTCTTTATTCAAAGCCTTTGGTTGGGATAAGTCAGACCGTTATTGGGATGGAGTTTACTCCAGCTACCGTGTAGCGATGAATGATTGGTATCGTGGTGGACAGGTTGGCGAACCGCCATCAATGTCAGATGCTGCAAAGAGCGAAGGTATCGTTAACTTTATCCGCGCATTCGTGCAGTTCAATATGCCAATCTCTGTGACTTTTGATCCAGTAACTCGAGCAGCAACAGAGTATTACTCTAAGTTGGTTGAGGAAAACCAAGGTGATTACGATAAAGCAGATGAAGCATTCCGTAAGGAGTGGGGCATCGATGGCATTATCCTGGTTGGTTCTAACCGCAAGAACGTAGCAAACCTATCTGCTTCATATAACGACATCAAGGTTATCCGTGATAACCCAGATCTTCTAGAGAAGATTGGTCGCACAGATATGAAGTACGCAAACATGTTGTCTACACAATACGGTGAAGAGTTAACCAATACATATTCATCAACCGTTGCATCTATCTATAAGTATCTCAACTTCCCTGGTAAGGGTGGAACAACCATTACCCGCGAGAAGACAGAGGATGAAATTCAGAAAGATGTTGAAGCCAAGCTAGGCTGGGCTGAGTTTAATGCTGCATCACAGGAACGTGATGCACGTATGTATGAACTAGGTATTACTTCTACCTATGATCCACGCTACGAACTATCTGGTATTCAAGATGACTTCAAAGAACGAGAAGAGTACATCGCTACTAAGTACCCAGGATGGCAGGCATCACGTCCCAAGCCAAAGGACTTCTACAAAGAAGTGCTTCCAGTAATACAGATCATTCTTAAGGATGAGAAGTGGATGGCTCACGCATCCAAGGTTAATCCTAAGTGGGATGAAATTGCTATGTGGACTAAAGAAGCAGCCAAATTCCACAAGCTGTATGAAGCAGCGGGTAGTTCAGATCTACGTAAGTACGATTTGCGTGCAACCTTTTCGCAGTTCCATTACGACTTTATTCAAAATGCATCAGATGAATTCGGTGTATTCGCTGCTCGGTATTTGTCATCAATGCCAGAGCTTGATGTTTCACTAGTGATGAGGAGATAACGTGGGTCCAGTAGGCGTAACCGAAAACGAGAACGACGTCAAGTATAACGTCAACAAGATTGCTATTCCAGGATTCACTGCACGTGGAGCATCTCCAGCTGAAGCAAAGAACTGGTTTGCTAACCTACCTGAAACTAACCCTGCTGCATACCAAAAGTTTGTATCTGCTGCTGCAGCACGTGGCTTTGCCACAGATCGCAAGACCTTAGTAAAGGTTTGGAATAAAGCCGTTGACTGGACACAGGCTCTTAATAATCCGCTAGCTGCTAATAAAGCTGGCATTGACCCAAGTTCTTATCTTGATTATGCAACACCTGCAATCCTTGCTGAAGATACAACAAGCCAATACGGTACAACAAACCAGACAGATATCCGAACAACTTCATTCAGCACATCAAGTGCTGCTGCAGATATCAATAAAGTATTTGGTCAAGAGGTTGGTCGTGAAGCAACACAAGCTGAGATACTTGCATACCAAAAGGGCGCTAACGAGCGTGCAAAGAAAGAGCCATCTAAGTATGTAGGCAAGACAACTACAGCACCTGGTTCTTCTATAAGCGTCGGTTCACAAACAACTGGGTTTGACCCAACAGAGTTTGCAAAGAGCTATGCGCGAAGCGCTCCTGATTATGCAGAGAACTTTGCGATCAGAACATTTTTAGGTCTTATTGACCAGTCCTTATCAGACCCTAATAGAATCGGTCAGGTGATCCAGTAATGGCAGATCCAAAGCAAGATACGTTTTCACTAGAGCAGCTTGCTGCTAAGTACTCTATTGCTGCTTCGATCCTGGCATCTGATCCTTCACTAGTGGATGCCTTGAACAGAATCCTTAAGGGTAAGATTGTTGACCCAAAGCTTCAGATGGCAGAACTGCAAAAGTCTGAATGGTTCCTAAAGAACAGTGAAGACTTTCGTAAGTTTCAGATAGCCAAGGCTACAGATCCAACTACATTTGAAGCTGACTTAATTACAAATACAAATAAGCTTCTTGCTAAGTACAAGCAAGCTGGTATTCCTATTACTCCTCAAGAGGCTACCGCCTTGGCTGAAAAGCTTATGATGAAGTCACAAAGAGTAGATGGAAAGATTACTGTTTATGACGACACATTTATTAACAAGACACTTGCTGGCGCAATTGACTTTTCAAAGAAGCGCGTAGTCAATGGCATAACTCTTTACGACCTTAGTGGTAATACAGAAACCCTGGCTAACCAACTTTATGACTTGGCTTGGGATTATGGATTCCAGGCAACTAAGTCAAACAAAGGTTTCGACCAATGGTTACAGAATAGCGTTCGTGCATTAGTGGCTGGCGAGACTACTGAAGCAGATATTAAAGCGGATCTAACTAACTCAGCAGCATCTATGTTCCCTGGTTTAACAGCACAACTTAGCCGTGGTCAAACACTGCGCGAAGCAGCAGACCCTTGGCTTAAAGCTATTGCCGATACATGGGAAGTAGAACAAGACACACTTGATTTTAACGATGACTTCGTCAATCGTATTCTTAATCAGCAGGATGACAAGGGAAATGTCACACCGATGAACCTTTATCAGGCTAAGACTGCTGCACGTAAGAGCACCAAGTGGCAGTTCACAGAACGAGCTAAAGAAGAATATACAGGCATGGGTCAGAAGATCCTACAAGACTTTGGATTCCTGGGGTAAACAATGGCGCAGACAGCAGCTCAGAAAAAAGCAGCAGAGCAGAAGGCAGCAGCAGCGGAAAAGGCTAGATTAGAAGCTCTTCTAGGAAAATTTAAAGCACAGATTGCATCAAATGAAGAACGCCTCACAGCTCTTCAGGCTATGCAAAAAGAACTTTATGTTGCTCAGGGTCTTAACCCAGATGGAACAAAGAAAACTGCAACACAAATTCTTGCAGAGAAAAGAGCAGCAGAAGATGCTGCACGTGCAGAACTTGAAGCATCAGACCCAAAGTATAACAAGTCTATTGTACCAACACCAGAACCAGGATTTAAATGGTCATGGATTGGTGGAACCAAAACTGGCAGTTGGGTTAAGTATTCCCTTCCTGCTGGTGTAGGTGCAGGTACAGGTGGAGATAGCGATAGCACTGGGGGTAGCACCTCTGCAGTAAAAGCAACAATTGTTAAGCAGAAGACTGTGCGTAAAACTGGTGGAACTGTACAGACAGTTAATGTTATGTCAGATGGAACCGAAGAAGTAATTGACGAATACAAAGACTACTCAGCAAAAGATGCTGTCATGGCAATGTTTGAGAACACAGGTCTTGGTAGCAAATTTATGCAGTCACTGATGGATAGTATTGACGCGGTCTATAACGACAACATCGCACCAACAGAAGCACAAGTATTAAACTCTATCTACAATAGCGAGGCTTACAAGACTCGCTTCTCAGCTAACGAAACTATTCGTAAGCGCATGGCAGAGGGCAAGGGTCGCCCAGGTGACCGCCTTCTCAAGCCAGCCGATTACATTGAGACAGAGAATACATTCCGAGAGATCATGGCTAATGCTTCTTTGCCTACTGGTTTTTACGATACACAAGAAGATTTTTCTAACTTCATCGCTAACGGTGTTAGCGCAAGCGAACTTACAACACGTGTGAATCTTGCACAATCTGCACTTCAGAAGGCAGACAAGAACATTGTTGATGCACTTAAGAATTACTACAACCTATCTCAGAATGATTTGGTTGCCTACCTTCTTGATAAAGACAAGGCTTTCAATCTTATTGAAGGTCGATTCTCAATCTCAACATCTGAACTTGAAAAGCAGTACGGCGCTGCAGAGGTTGGTGGCATGGCTACCCGCGCAGGTACATCTGCAACCAAGGCGTTTGCTGAAGAGATTCAAACAGCAGGCAAGGCTGGCAAAGCAGAAGAAGCTTTCCAAACCGCAGCAACAAATCAAAGCGATTACAGCAGACTTCTTGGTCTATCTGGCGAAACAGCAGGTAGCGAAGATTTGGTTCGTCAGCAACTAGGACTTGCTGGTGGCACTGATGTTGGTATTAAAACTAAGAAGCTTGCATCGCAAGAGCGAGCACGCTTCGCACAACGTAGCGCAATTGACACAACGACTCTTGGTCGTCGTTTCAAACAAGCCGACGTATAACAGAATCCGTCCCAGACCTACCAGCCCTGGAGACGCGTATTAGCCTGGTAGTCGTCACGTCTATGAATCACTGCCCCTAGTGAGGAGTACGTGTGATGCAAACCCGATGAGGGTCCAACAAACAATAGGGAGAAAAACAATGGCAGAACAAGACTACGAAATCTACGAAGACGCAGAAGACTACAGCGGAACAGACCTAGTAAAGAAACTACGTAAGCAGATTGATGCACTTTCCAAGCAAGTAGCGGAACGTGACAATCTAATTATGGAATTCCAGACCTACAGTCATGAAGCAGAAGTCGCAGCTATCCTCGAAGGATACGGTCTTAATCCAAACATCGCTCGTTATATTCCAGATGAGATCGAAGCTGATCCAGATGCAATTGCCGAGTGGCTAACAGAATACGGCGAAGATTTTGGAATCACTGCCGTTGATGAATCAGAGGCTGGTTATGAACCAGACGCTGATGCTCAAACATATGAGCAAATGTCAAACTTCGATGACTACGCTTACGATCCAGCAGTTGGCTTAGACATGACTTCACGTGTTGAAGCAGCAACTTCACAGGATGAATTGCTTAGCATTCTTCGAGGTCAGTGACATATCCACGTCAACCCTATAGAAGGAAAAAATGCCTACAACAATTACAAATGCAACTGGTACATCCACGTTGTCAAACCTCTTACAAGTTTCGTATGACAAGCTTGTAGAGTTTAACCTTCGCTCTGAGCCAATGTTCCGCAAGTTTGCGGACAAGCGCCCAAGCGACGTAACAAACCCTGGTAACACAGTTGTGTTCCAGGTGCACAAGGATCTCGCTCGCGTAACTGCAGCCCTAACACAGACAGTATCACCAGATGCTGTTGCTCTTAACAACACAGACAAAGTTACTGTGACTGTTGACGAGTGGGGTAACTTGGTTACTAACACAGAGCGTGCTGAGCTTGAATTGATTTCATCAATCAACCCAGCAATCGCAGATCTTCTTGCTTACAACATGCGCGACACACTTGACGCACAGGTATGGGCGAAGCTTACAGGTCTAGCAACAGGTCGTTTCACTGGTACAACATCATCAGACGAAACAACTGTTAACGGACAGGACGTTTCTGCATCTACAAACGCTGCGTTCATTACTTCAGCACTTGCTCGTAAGGCAGTTGCTAAGATGCGTGGTGCAAACGTACAGCCACGTGACGGTGGATTCTACACCGCACTTATTCACCCAGACGTGTCATACGACCTCCGCTCAGAGGCTGTAGGTAACGGCGTTGCTACATGGCAGCAGCCACACACCTACACCGAAGCTGGTGTTGGTAACCTCTGGAACGGTGAGATCGGTATCTTCGATCAGGTTCGTTACATCGAAACACCTCGTGCAGAAGTTGCTTCTGGCACAGGAGCGAACAAGATCTACAAGACTGTTCTTCTCGGAAAGCAGGCTCTTATCGAGGCTGTTTCATACGAGCCAAAGACAGTTATCTCACCAATGACAGATCCACTTCTACGCTTCCGCTCAGCGGGCTGGAAGGGTCTTCTCGGATGGAACATCTTCCGTCCAGAAGCACGCTACGTCATTACATCAAAGTCAAGCATCGCTGCTTAGTTTGATTGGAGAGGGGTTCTTCGGAGCCCCTCTCCTTGTAAGCATTATTCATTCTATAAAGAGAGGGCAGGCATATGCCAAGAGTAAACGGCAAGGAATATCCATACACAAAGTCTGGTATGGCAGCAGCTGAGAAAGCTAAGAAGAAGGCAAAGGGACAAGGCAAACCAGCAGAAAAGCTTAAGCCTCAAGCACCTAAAAGAGGATTACTGCCAATTGGTCCAGAAAGTCGCCGACGTAACATTCCATTAGATGGTCCTGCAAAAGCAGCACCAAAGATGACCCCAGTTTCAAAGACAAGAATTTCTGGTGCAACAACTTCACGAGCAGGATCAATAATCGGAGGCATAGCACCTATGCCAAAGCCTATGCCAAATGGTATGAAGAGACGAGTCGGTCGTGGAAAGCCACTATTCCCTAAGAAGCCTGGTCGCTAAATGCCAGCGCCAATAGTTCTCGGGGCTGCAGCATTAGCAGCAAGACTTGTCGCAATGGGTGCAACAAGAAAAGCAGCACAAGCAGCAGCACAAGCAGCAATAAAGAAAGCTGCAGCAGAGGCAGCCAGAAAAGAATCTCTTAAGTCTGGCGTAAAGATTGTTGCACCTGGTAGAAATACTCAGAGTGCAAACGCTTTGAAAGCTGAAAAGTTAAAAGCAAGAGCTAAGAGAAATACTAAAACTTTTAAGCGCCAAGATCAACGTCAAGCGCAAATCGATAACAACATTAGAACTAACCGAGTTGCTAAAGAAGCAATTGCTGAAGTTGCTAAAAAGCAAGGTCGTCCATACCCAACAAATCAAGGTATGGTCACACCAGAAATGACAAAGGCAGTTAACAAGGCATTGAATGATGCAAGAATGGGTTACAGAAAAGTAACTGACTTGCGTTACCCATACAAGAAAGAACCGCTGAACGTAATCAAAGCCGTTCCACCAAAGAAATGACAGACCCAAGATTAAAACGAGCAGGCGTATCGGGCTTTAACAAGCCAAAGGCTACGCCTAACCACCCAAAAAAGTCTCACATTGTTGTAGCTAAATCTGGTACACAAGTAAAGACAATTCGTTTTGGTCAACAAGGAGTGAGTGGATCACCAGAGAAATCTGGTGAGACTCGCGCATACAAGCAACGCAGACAATCATTCAAGGCACGTCATGCTGGCAACATCCAGAAGGGTGTTATGTCAGCAGCGTATTGGGCAGACAAGGTTAAGTGGTAATGACAAAGATTTTCCGTGGACCTACATACCAAAAGAAACTTGGACGACGCTATGAATTATGGTGGGCTTCCGAGAATGTTGGTAAGACAGTAGTCAAGAAGAACGGTGCATGGACAACCATAGTTGTACCACAGGGAGACTTCCTTAAGACATGCGACCGCGTCTTACGCGGTGGGTACGAAGAACAAATTACAGATGCGGAAGCAGTTGAGCTAACAGCTGCAGGATACGGAGATTACGTTTTCGATGCCTAATTGTCGGACAGGATGTCCAACTCAAGATCATGCAAACTGGGGCGAATGCGCCCGCGATGCAAACCTAAGTGTCGGTAGCGAGTCTATCGCTAGGTCCAGCACCGCAGTAGAGAAGGAACTGAATGCTTATCGTGATGCACGTAAGCAAGGTATCCAACCAGCATCTACCAAGATGAAAGATATTCAAAGCGCGGTTCGCGCTTCTGACGCCGTAGGATTTGGAGTAAGAGTTTAATGAGCAACCTCAATCAGTTAACCGAACAAACTATTGGCGAGATGTCCTCTTACGTTCGCAACCAAGAATCTGTAACCATTGCAACTAGCAGTGTATCTGCAACAGATCTTACTATTGCCGTAGATGATTCTAAAGCCCTTGGTAAGGGAATCGTCGAGATCGACGATGAACTTTTATATGTCAAGCAATCTGTATCAGGCAGCGGAACCATTCAGGTTCTAGGTACTGCAGGTAATCCAGTTGGTCGTGGATGGCGCAGCACTGCTGCCACTTCACACGTAGCTGGTTCCGTAGTTCGCAACAACCCTACATTCCCACGGTCACAAGTCAAGCGTGCAATTAACGAAACAATTAAAGCGATGTCATTTCCTGTCATCGCTAATGAAACATTTACATTTGATGGTGCTGACTACACATACATAATGCCAGATGATCTAGAAGATATTACTGGTATTTCTTGGCAGCTACCAGACCATACAGGTGTATGGGAGCTTATTAAGAAGTGGCGTCTTGATACTAACTACAACGTCAATGGTGTAACTAAGCGAGCACTTGTACTTAATGAAGCGCCTATGGCTGGTCAACCAGTTCGTGTTCAGTACACAAAGTTTCCAACAGTTATTACAGATAACCAAGAATTAACAGCAAGCGGGTTACCAGCATCCTGTGAGGATGTAGTCCGACTTGGTGCTATGTATCGTCTACTTTCAACAGTGGACTCTGGCAAGGTAACTGCCACATCAGTTTCTGCAGATGCGTTAGACCAACCAGTATCTGCTGGTGCGTCTACTTCAGCTGCAAAATATATTTTTCAGTTGTACACAGTTCGTCTCAGCGAAGAGATTGCAAAGCAGCAAGCAAACTTCCTTAACACAATCCAGTATGTGGGGTAATAAATGGCAAATCCAACACGGTATTACAGTTCAACTGCAGCGAAAACAACTCTCTCCAGTTCGATAACAAACTTATCTGCTACTCTCGAATTAGCAGCAGCATCTAATTTACCTACACAGTATCCGTATACGCTGATCCTTGAGAAGGATACAGCTAACGAAGAGATTGTTGAGGTCACTGGCAAGACTGGTACTTCTTACAATATCCAGCGTGGTATTGATAACTCTGGTGCTAAGGGTCACAACGTTGGAGCTGCCGTTGAGCACGGTGTTTCCGCTAGAGACTTTACCGAATCAAGAGCACACGAGGCTTCAACATCTGCACACAGTGTAACTGGAGACATCGTAGGTACAGGTGGAGCCCAGACATTAACAGCCAAAACTCTTACCGCTCCTATTATTAATGCTGCAACAATCTCTGGTGCGTTTACATCTACCGCAACAATTACTGGTGGAACAATTACTGGTGCAACTGTCACTGGTCTTCCAACACCAACGAATGCATCAGACGCTGCAACCAAATCATACATTGATACAAACACAGCAAGTGCTGCTGCTTCAGCAAGCAGCGCTGCAGTTTCAGCATCAAGTGCAGCAACATCAGCATCTTCTTCTGCGACCAGTGCAGCTAGCTCATTGGCTAGCCAAACTGCAGCATCGACATCTGCTGCTAGCGCAGCGACATCTGCAGCAAGTGCTGCTACATCGGCAAGCACAATGGCTGCCAGTGTTACAGCAGCTGCTACCAGCGCAACAAGTGCAGCAACAAGTGCCTCATCTGCTTTAGCATCACAAACAGCTGCAGCAACTTCAGCAAGCAGTGCGTCAACTTCTGCAACCTCCGCTGCTGCATCGGCTACAACAGCTGCTGCATCAGTAGCAGCGATCATAACTTATGCAAACACAGCAAGCAGTTCTGCATCTGCAGCAGCTACCTCAGCAACATCGGCTGCAGCAAGTGCAACGGCTGCTGCCACAAGCGCAACCTCTGCAGCTGCTAGTGCATCATCTATGACTGCAAGCGTGACCGCTGCTGCTACATCAGCAACGTCCGCTGCTAATAGTGCAACCGCTGCTGGTAACAGCGCAACAGCTGCTGCTACCTCTGCCAGCTCTGCATCTACAAGTGCTAGCTCTGCTGCAACATCTGCAGCATCGGCTGCTGCGTCTACCAGTGCTGCTGCTATTAGTGCATCTTCTGCTGCCACATCTGCATCTAGCGCTGCAACCAGTGCTACTGATGCTGCAACAACTTACGATGCTTTTGATGATCGTTACCTTGGTAGCAAGACAGGTGCTCCTACAGTAGACAATGATGGCAACACTCTTCTTGTTGGTGCTATCTATTGGAACTCAAGCCTTAACAATATGTACGTATGGTCAGGGTCATCATGGGTACAGATTGCTACTACATCTGTTTACACAGCACCAACCATTGGTTCAACAACAATTGCTTCAGGTACTACATACACAACAGT